ATGGTGGACGGGAGAAAAGGATGCATATACTTGCAGCGCATGCGGTGGATCGGCGGCTGTGGTGCCAAGAACAGGGCATTCATTGAGTGAATACTGGAAGTATAAACGGCATCGCGATGAAGTTCTTGTTTATTGTATCAATGGGTGTGTAGAAAAATAAAAAGGAGAAATAACCAATGCCAGAAAATAAAATAGATGAAACTACCTTTACAGAGGACATTGTAATCGATGTTGATGCCCTGGATGTAGAAGTCCTGCGGTGCGGGGCAATCGGAAAGAAATATATCCGGCTTGCCGGCCACCTTCGGAGGTTGGAGAAGCAGGCGCATGAGGCGGTGAAGAATAGAAAATCGGATCTTATCAAAGAGGCGAATGATTCCCCCGAAGCAACTACGGGAAAAGCAAAGCCCAACGCGGCGGATATCGAAGCCTATTACCGGCGAGATGAAGAATATAAAATCGCCAAGCAGCAATGGATTGATGCCGAATACGAAGCTGATTTCGCAGAGCGGGCACAGCAGGAAGCAACATATGGCCGAAGGAAGGATCTGGAACATCTTATCCGGTTGTTTGAACGGAATTACTTTACCGGCCCGGCTCTGCCGCGGAATCTATCAAAGGAATGGGAAGCAAAGAATAACGCGGGTGTCGCGAAAGCGATGAACCGCACGAAGAAGGCGTAAATAGTATGGGGCAGGAAATGCGGCGTTTAGCTCAGAGGATACGCGCAGGCAACGTTTGTTCACCTGTGATTTCCTGCCCTGTTATTAAAAAAGATAGAAGATATGGGCGGGTGGCGGAATTGGTATACGGCAGTAGATTGGCGGAAGCACCCTAAAGTCGCCAGTGTGGTGGAGGCAAACCACCCGTAAATAAAATCACCAAAGCTCTGGGGTTTGCAGGTTCGAATCCTGCCCCGCCCAACAAAATAAAGTAAAAGGAAAACAAATGGAAATTTCATTTTGGCAATGGCTTTTAATTTTGATTCTTGTCATTATCTGCATGCGAATTATCCCGACAGGAATTGAAAGTTTTTATCGATTTAAAGCAAAAGGAATTGTGCAAGGATTACACGAAGCATTAAAAATAATAACAAACCAAGAAAAGGAGAAAACTAATGGCAGTAAAGAAAAGAAAAAGTCAGTTTAGAGGCGTCGTTTCAGCACATTCGAAACGGCAGCAAGCGAAGGGGGCGACATACGGGTATCTGACCTTACCCAAGAATGTTTCCATATTTAAGGAAACGCCGGGATCTATTCTCCGGTTCAATATTATGCCCTATATCGTGACAGACGACCACCACCCGGATAAGGAAACGATCAACGAATGGACTATTGCCAAGAAGGGTTCGCTGTGGTATCGGCGTCCTTTCAAGACACATCGTAATGTCGGCAATGATACGGTGATCTGCCTGTCCTCTTTCGGGATGAAATGCCCGGTATGCGAATACCGTAGCAAACTGATGAATGATGATGGGGTGACGGATGAGAGTAAAGCGCTAAAACCGTCCGATCGTCATATCTACATCATCAGCCCGATTGCGGTAAAGGAGGGTACGGGGGATTGGAAAAAGCTGGAAGCAAAGCCCCAGCTGTGGACGATTTCCAATGCAATGTTTCAGAAAAAGCTGGACGAAGAGCTGGCGCTCGACGAGGATAATGAAGTCTTCGCCGATCTGGAAGAGGGGTTAGTACTTGAGGTTCGGTTCTCTTCGGAAACCATTGCCGGCGGTCAGCCCTTTTCAGAGACCAGCAGGATTGATTTCAAGGAGCGGAAAGAACCGTTTGATGAAAAGATACTGGATGAATTGCCGGATCTGGATGCAATTATCATCAATTCGGCTATGTCTTACCAGGCATTGAAAGACAAGTTCTTTGAGATTGAGCCTGACGATGAGCCGGGAAAGGAGGAGGCGGAAGAAGAAGAAGGCGCTGACGAAGGCGGAGAGAAAGAAAGCAGAGAAGAAGGCGGGGAAGAAGATGAAGGGCAAGCCCTGCGCGATTCCATCCCGAAGCGTGAACGCTGTGTTGCTTGTGACGGCACCGGAAAGAATAGCCGTGGGAAGACCTGCCGCATCTGCGATGGCACCGGTAAGAAACCCGCAAAGAAAGGAGAAGGAAAAGCAGGGAACAGATGTCCTTCCGGCCACGTTTTCGGCAAGGATTGCGAGGCTCACGAAGAGTGTGACAGTTGTGACGGCTCCCTGTGGGAAGAATGCTACGATGAAAAGCAGAAGGGATAAAGGAATTGGGCGGGGGGAGGTCATTCTAGATTCCAGGTTCGATTCCTTGCCTCTTGCACCTTGCGGGGAGTGGAGAAATAGGTCTCCCAACCGATGAGACGAAACCTTGAGTCGGCTCCCCGCATTTATCAAAAGTTGAGTAGGTGGTATTTATTAACAAGCACGACATATTGTGAAGGGGCGTGCCGCCCGCCCCACTATTATTGTGAAAGGAGACATTTATGAAAAATCCATTTTTACCACAACGTGCATCGGGCACTATCCCGAAAGAGAATCAGTTTGTCGGGGCATATATCCCTCTAAAAGAGGCAGAACAAATAACATTGCTCTCTTTATATAGAGCGGTTCCGAAAGTGTCTATTATTCGGGGTGCTATCCGGGATCGACTATGTGATTTTAAAACAGAAGACATCCTGACCGCCTTATCCGCGCGAGCGCGGGTGGAATGGCAGAATCGGCTTCTTGAAAATAACGGGAAGGAAGACTGGTCAACTGCTTCGGAAAAGGAAGCCCGCTTCCAGGAATATAAAAATGAATTGCGGGAATACCTACGCCTCACCGTCCACCTTTCCATATCCATGATTGCAAGGATTCTGGATAACATATAGAGGGGAATATAAGATGAACGAACTTAATTATGCAACAAAGGAAGCAAGCCAAAGGTTGGCCGATGCGGGGATTGTGCTGGAGACGGAGAACTTCTGGGCGTGGGATGATGACAAAAGATACTCCTCTTACATCCCTAGATTCATGAAACAAGCTGGTGCGGATGCACATGACCACCAAGTTCCCGCCCCTTCGATGTCAGAGGTATGGAGGGAGTTGCCGGCCTTCTTTGATTTTGGTCAACTTCGTGCATGGCTCCGAATATGGAAAGATCATAAGGGGTTATCTATCGCTCAATACGATACCTTAATGACAATTAAACAAGAGACTAAACCAAACACCAACCCCACCGATGCGCTGATTGATTTGCTGATATGGAGTAAGAAATAATGGAACGCACGAGTAAAAAACCACCTTTGAAAATCAGCACTCAAATTAAAAATAATTCCAAGAAACCGATCACGCCCCCAAAAGAATTTGATGGTGATTTCGGGACGATAATCAGTACCGGGAGCACTCTGCTTGACCTGGCCATTTCCGGAACCCGCGTTCGCGGAGGCGGATTGCCCGGAGGTATTCTTGTTGAGATTTTCGGTCCATCCGGGGCGGGAAAGACCGTTCTCCTTTGCGAGATAGCAGGCGCCGTGCAACGGCAGGGTGGACAGGTGATGTTCCGTGACCCGGAAGCACGCCTTGATCGATTATTTGCAAAGATATTTGACTTGGTTATGGAAGCGATTGAATACGATACCCCTTCAACTGTCCCTGAAGTATTCACGCCAATTCGAAAATGGGAACCAGAACCTTCCGGGAAAATTCATGGCATCTTTGCGGATTCCCTTGCCGCATTAACTACTACGATGGAAGCAGAAAATAATGACGCGTATGGAATGCGCCGAGCAAAGGAATTTTCAGAAGAATGCAGAAAAACTTGTCGGGTGATTAAAGATAAAAATTTCTTGATGGTTTGTTCTAATCAAGTACGTGTAAATGTGGGGGGAGGTTTATTTGAAGCGAAATATAAAACACCGGGCGGGGAAGCCATAGGCTTTTACGCCTCTCTTCGTTTGAAATGTTCCGGCGGAAAAAAGATTAAACATGAAACAAAAGTAGCCGGTAAAGATATAAAACGGGTGGTAGGAATTACCACGGAAATTGAAGTATTCAAAAGCAGTGTGGACAAACCTTTCCGGACTGCACCTCTCACCATCCTGTTTGATTACGGGATTGATGATGTCCGGCAAAATTTACAATATTTGAAAGACTACACTACTAGCACCTCTTATTGTATCGGAGATAGATCCCTTGATAAAAGCCTGGAAGCGGCAATTCGCATGGTCGAGGAGCAGGGACTGGAAAACGAATTGCGAGAAGCTGTGATTGATTTATGGGAAAATATTGAATCCCGGTTCGATTCTAACCGGAAGAAAAAGGAGCGGTAATGAAACGAACGAAAACTACAAAAAAAGAATGTATCATCCTCACCAATGACCCTTCCTTCACTGCTTGGGGCTGGGCGGCGGTAACGCCGGAAGGCCGAATCCTGGAAACCGGCTGTATTAAAACTGAATCGAAAAGCAAGATGCTGCGCATCCGTAAAGGTGATGATCGCGTTCGGCGGACAAGTGAAATCTGCATTGAACTTCTCCGGGTAATTCATAAATATGATGTGGATCTTATTGTTTCCGAATTGCCACATGGGAGCCAAAACGCAAGTGCGGCAGTAATGATTGGAATTGTAATTGGTATTCTACAAACCATGGCGGAAACAGAAACTATTGCGATTGAATGGTATTCCGAAAATGACGCAAAACAAAGTGTCCTGAAGAAAAAGTCGGCTACTAAAAAAGAAATGATTGATGCTATTTCCCAGTTATATACTGTACCTTGGACAGGCGTTGGCTACAAAGATGAGGCGGTCGCTGACGCACTTGCTGTA